GACGCACACCCTGATGAAATAGATGATGTGCTAGGTATTATAAACTTGATAAACGATAACCTAAATGATATAATACTCAAAGAGTACAACATAGAAATGAACGTTCCACTATTATTAGAATCTAAAATAGGTAATAACTGGCTTGACACAGTGGACGTTTAGTGATATAACTACAGGTCTAACTAAATAGCATAGAAAGGTAAAATATGCAACAGAATGCAGTAGCACTTAAAGTAGAAAACATGAACTTGGCTGACGCTATGGGCTTCTCTGCCCCAACTACACCTACACAGTCTAACTTACGTAGGATTACAGGCACAGTTATTCAAGAAGTTGTTGAGGGAAAGGTAGCATCTTCTCCTGTGTTTAAGATTATCTCTGAAGAGGATACAGTTTTTGCACGAGAAGTAGAGGTACGTTTGCTTGCTGAACGTCAGAAGTGGCAGCGCTGGGATAGTGAGAACAAAACTATGCAGAAGTCTGTCATGTCTACAACACTAAACCAAGACCTTAAAGATACACTTGGTACATTTAATCTTGGCAGACGGTCAGGCTTCATCAAAGACTTTGCTGCGCTACCCAAAAATGAACAAGACCTAATCCGTAGTATTAGTCGTGTTAAAGTATTGATGGGTAAGGCTACACTCGTTGATGCTTTCTACGAGGGTGGCACACCTGCTGATGGTTACGACACAGAATTTTCTTTTATCATGGATGTAAAGAACCGTGATAGCTTAAAGTTTATTGATAATGCAGTAGGTAAGCTAATGAAAAAACGTATCAATCCAGCAGAGCACAGCATTGCTTTGTTAGGTGAGACACGCAGTCTACCAAACGGTAGTCCATACATGGTGACTAATGCGTCCCTTAGTAACTTTGTTGGATTAAAAGAAGGCGACAATGAAACCTTGCAAGACTTCTTGGATTACATTGAATCCAGTAATGAGTACGTCAGAACTAAGTGGGCAGAAAATAATGTAGAGACTATCTCAGACAGTGAGAAAAATATAGTGTCTAATATTGTAGATGTGGAGGACTTTGAATAGTGAACCACTCTGCTGAATTAGCTCTGCATCAGTATCTTAGAGATGCTATTGACGGTAAGTCTAAAATGCCAAAAGATGTCATTGATAAAATAAAGAGCGACATCGGTGAGGCTCTTGACAAACAGTTTAATTCACCAGCAGAGAAGAAAGAGTTTAAACTTAGGATGTCCAATGTCGGGCGTCCTAAATGCCAGCTTTGGTTTGAAAAGAACAACCCAGCGCAGCAAGAGCCGCTACCTACATCCTTCAAGATAAACATGATCTTTGGGGATATGATAGAGGCTTTGCTGAAAGGGTTACTCCGGGCTGCTGGTATTACCTTTGGTGACAACAAGAAAGTATCTCTTCGTTTATCTGACACAGAAGACATCTCTGGTGAGTACGACATGTTGCTAGATGACAAGATAGATGACGTCAAGTCTGCTAGTCACTGGTCGTATGAGAACAAGTTTGTAGACTTCTACACACTAGAACAAGGGGATGGCTTTGGCTATGTGCCACAGCTTGTAGGCTACGCAGAGGCAGCTAACAAAAAGATTGGTGGCTGGTGGGTTGTAAATAAAAATAACGGTAGTTTCAAGTATGTGTCAGCAGCAGAGGCAGACAAGGACAAAGTTTTACAAAAGATAAAGGATGTCCATGAGTACCTCAAGAGTGATGCACCCTTTGAGAGATGCTTTACAGAGGAGCCAGAGTCATACAGGGGTGTGAACAGTGGTAACTACAAGCTACCAAAGGATTGCACTTTCTGCTCACACAAAATCAAGTGCTGGCCTGGTTTAAAAAGTCTGCCCTCTAAGGTGTACAAAGGTAAAAGAGAAGCACCTACCGTGCATTATACTAGATTGAAAGGCGAATACTAAATGACTAAGGTATCAATAAATGATGTTGAATACGACACAGAAAACATGACAGACAAGCAGCTAAAGACAGTACAGTTACTACAGCAGAACTTAGTGTCTGTAAATATGCTAGATCATTGGCTACAGTGTGTTAAGTTTGTAGGAGAGATTAAGACACGAGAACTGAATAAATCACTTAGTGATGATCAAAAGAAAAAGGAGTAGCACGAGAAGGTATCGCAGTGGCCTAGAAAACGAGATAGCTGCATACCTAAGAGAGCATCAAAGGCAAGTCAGGTATGAGCGTTTAAAGATAGAGTGGGAAGACCTACGCTACAGAACGTACACACCTGACTTTATTTTGGACAACGGTATCATAATAGAAACTAAAGGCATCTTTGATGCAGAGGACAGACGTAAACATCTAGCCATACGAGAACAACATCCAGAGCTAGACATACGGTTTGTATTCAGCAACAGCAAAGCAAAGCTATACAAAGGGGCTAAGTCTAGATACTGTGAGTGGTGTGACAAGTATGACTTCAAGTGGGAGCATCGTATCATACCGCAAGAGTGGTTGAAGGAGAAAGGTAAACCTATAAGAGTAAAGAAGATACTCTTCAAAGGAGAAAGAAAGGTAACAACATGAAGTACGTGATAGGAGATGATGAAGTAGCTTTGGTTTTGAAACCTTGTTCCTTTGATGGTAAAGGTAAATGGACAGGTGAGATGAATACAGGTCTTGTTGTAGGTGAGCCTAAGTTGCTTGATACAGAAGACACTGCATACGTCATGCATCTAGCTACATTGATGGGTGCTTTTTTAGAACTCGCACAACACGATGATATGCTTTACAACATGGTAGAAGAACACAGAAATGAACTAATAGGTTTAAAAGACGAAGAAGAAGAAGAAGACCAGCCCATGTACGAAAAGGTAGAAGGCACAGACGGTAAGATTCTAAAACTTACTAGGTTCACTAAAACGCAAGGTAATGCTTAATGAAAAAAGAAGGTCACGATCCTGTAACTAAACCTATTCATTATAATCAAGCAGGTATAGAATGTATACAAGCTATAGAGGCAATGACACAAAATATGTCTGGCAGTATTGCACCCCATGCAGCTAATGTGTTAAAATACCTGTGGAGATGCGAATACAAGAACGGACTAGAAGATATAGATAAAGCTATCTGGTATCTTAACAGACTAAGGAAACGATGGACGGAGATAAGAAAGTGAATAATAAAAATAAAAAGTTTAGCGTTACATTCTTACTGGAAGTAGATGAAGCATGTAACGTATTATCAACTGTACAAGACGCACATGAAGAGGACGTGCATGATCTAGTACGCAACACGTTCTACGATATAGACGATGTAAAAATAGACAACCTAACTGTGAGAGAGAGAACATGATTAATGCAAGTGATATAGAGGCGTTTGAATACTACAACAGCGTGGACAATGGTGAAGTATTGCCTACTGACTACCAGACTTTTATACATCAGTCTAGGTATTCCAAGTGGATGCCAGAAGAAAAGAAAAGAGAGAACTGGAGCGAGACAGTACAACGCTACATGAATAATATAGTTGATGGCAAAGTATCACCCGAAGAACAGCTACAAATAGAGGATGCTATTATCAATCTAGAAGTAATGCCATCCATGAGAGCCATGATGACTGCAGGGCCAGCAGCAGACCGGGATAACACATGTATATATAACTGTAGCTATCTAGCCGTAGATGACCCTAAAGCCTTCGATGAGGCTATGTTCATCCTTCTCTGTGGTACTGGCGTTGGCTTCAGTGTTGAGAGGCAGTACATTAATATGCTCCCTGAAGTCCCTACTCTCTTCCAGAGCGATACCACTATCGTTGTAAGGGACAGTAAGGAGGGATGGGCTAAGGCGTTTAGACAAGTGTTGGCACTCCTATGGGCTGGTGAGATTCCTCAATGGGATACCTCAAAGGTTCGTCCTGCTGGCGCTAGGTTGAAGACGTTTGGCGGTAGGGCTAGTGGCCCAGCGCCTTTGATAGATCTGTTTAACTTTACTGTGCAAACATTTAAAAATGCACAAGGGCGTAAACTCAGTGCGCTAGAGTGTCACGATATTATGTGCTTTGTAGGACAGATAGTTGTCTCTGGTGGTGTAAGACGTAGCGCTATGATTAGTTTATCTAACCTAAGTGATGACCGTATGCGTCACGCTAAGTCAGGTCAGTGGTGGGAGACAGCAGGACATCGTGCTTTAGCTAATAACTCTGTATGTTACACAGAGAAGCCAGACATGAACTCATTCTTACGTGAGTGGACAGCTTTAGTAGAAAGTAAGTCAGGAGAAAGAGGGATATTTAATCGTGAAGCATCTAAGAAACAAGCTGCAAAAAATGGTAGGCGTGATAGTGAGTGGGAGTTTGGGACTAATCCATGTTCGGAAATAATTTTGCGTGGCCCCAAAATACATCCAGAGCATGGTTACCCTGTAAAAGGAAGTGGTGGGCAGTTTTGCAATCTTTCTGAGGTTGTGGTTAGGGCTACAGACTCTATTGAT